AACACGAACACCGCAAAGAAATACACAAAGCCAAGCTGGTGTACGCAATAGCGGTGACGATCGGACTGATAGAAATAATTGGACTGTATTTGACTCTATGAAAGAATTTTGGTTTTGGGTTGTCATTGTCACGCTCATCATCATTGGCTTGATGGGCTTGTCGTTTTTGGCCGTCTATCAGAGCAAACAGCTAAAAAAGACAGAGGCCATTCTTCTGAGAGCAGAAGAACGCGAACGTAAACTTGAAAGGAAGAAAGATGAATGATTTACTCAATCTACTCAAAGGCATCGCGCCGACACTGGCGACAGCCGTTGCAGGCCCGCTGGGTGGCGCTGCCGTTAGCGCTCTGGCTGCTAAGTTTGGTGTGTCTGACAGCGTTGAGGCTGTGGCAAAAGCTATCGCTGGCGATCCAGAGGCAGCAGCAAAGCTCCAAGAGCTAGAGCTGGAGTACGCCAAACTGGACAACGAAGACCGTGCAAGCGCACGCGCGATGCAGATCGCAGCGCTCCAGCAAGAGGATTGGTTTGCCAAGAATTTTCTTTATATTTTCACGTCCGTCTGGTCCATTTTTGCAATGGTCTACTTTGCCTTCGTGACGTTTGGCACCGTGGCAGAGTCAGGCATCCGCATGGCCGACACCATCCTTGGCGTTCTGATTGGCACTGTGCTGACCGGCTTCTTTAACTTCTTCTTTGGCTCCAGCAAAGGCTCCAAAGACAAAACCGATGCTCTTATGAAAGGCGCAAAATGAAAGACAACTTCGACACCGCCCTGAAGGCCGTCCTCCATCACGAAGGCGGTTTTGTAAATCATCCAGAAGACCCCGGTGGTATGACCAACCTTGGCGTGACCAAGAAGGTCTGGGAAGAGTGGGTTGGACACGAGGTGGACGAAAAATCCATGCGCGCACTGACCCCTGAGGTTGTGGGTCCGATGTACCGCAAGAAATACTGGGACAAAATTCGCGGCGACGACCTGCCTGAGGGCGTGGACTACGTTGTGTTTGACGCGGCCGTGAACAGCGGCGCGGGCAGAGCAGCAAAGTGGCTGCAGTCTTGCGTGGGCGTCGAGCCCGATGGCGGTATTGGCCCCAAGACGCTGGCCGCTGTGGCTTCGTTTGAGCCTAAGAGCTTGGTCGAAGATTATGGCAAGAGACGCTTGTCGTTTTTAATGGACCTGCCGCACTGGAGCACGTTTGGAAAAGGCTGGACCCGTCGCGTCACAGAGGTGGCGTCCGTGGCTGGCAACATGACGGCCTGACGACGGCTTTCCAAAATGCCCTCCGAGCCCTATAATTCCCGCAACAACGCGCCTGCTGGACCAGCGGCTTCATAACCAACTGGAGTCCCAATGTACACGATGACGTACAGCAGCTTGCTGGAAGATGTGCGCCGCTATCTTGAGCGCGGCTTTACCGCCGAGAGCGATCAGATTGTCTACGAGCAACTGCCCCGCTTGGTAACACTGGGCGAGCGCCGCATCTCTCGCGAGCTCAAGATTCAGGGCTTCATCCGCGCCGTTCAAACCCCCCTCCAAGTCGGCGTGGCCACATACCGCAAGCCAGACCGCTGGCGCGATACGGTGAGCATGACAATCAACGGGGTGCCAATTTTTGCGCGCTCGTATGAGTACTGCCGCAACTACTGGCCCGATGAGGCTGAGACTGGTGTCCCGCAGTTTTACGCCGATTACGACTACAACCACTGGTTGATCACGCCCACACCGATTGCCGCAAGCACGCTGGAGGTGATGTACTACGAGCAGCCTCGCTTTTTGGGCGAGGACTTTCAGACCAACTGGATCACCGAGTACGCGCCCGACCTGCTGCTGTACGCAACGCTGCTGGAGGCCACGCCGTTTTTGAAAAAGGACGAGCGCATGGCCACGTGGCAACAAATGTACGACCGCGCTGCGCAAGCGCTCAACGGCGAGGACTTGAAGAAAATCATGGACCGAAGCGCCCAAAGGACTGAAGCATGACCACATATACCGACGTTTTTGGCGGCGCAAATATATTTCCAAGCGAGATCGACTACAGCGCGATTGCGCTTGCCGCCGACACCACGCTAAGCTGGCCGGAGGAAACCTCAACCAGCCAGAACCTGGCCACCAAGATCATGGACGTCACACCGGCGTCCGCGGGCCTGTCGATCACGCTGCCGCCTGCAAACGGCACAGGTACCGGCCAGACCATTCTGTTCAACAACCGCGGCGCATCGACGTTCACGGTCAAGCGCGCCGATGGCGTGCAGGTCGTCACGATTGCATCTGGCACGCTGTGGCAGGTCTACCTGACCGACAACAGCACAGCGGCGGGCACGTGGGTGGCGCTTCAATACGGCGCGTCGACCTCGCAGGTCAACGCCTCATCGCTGGCTGGAAACGGCATCGTGGCCACCGGCACGCTGCTTTCCCAGTCTGTGCCCGTCACGGAGTTCAACAGCAACTACACGGCCGGCACGCAAGACCGCGCTCGAATGTTTGTCTGGACTGGCGCAGGCGGCACGCTGACCCTTCCGGCCCCCACCACCGTCGGAAACGACTGGTTTTGCTACTTGCGCAACTCGGGGTCTGGTGCAATCGTGGCGGACCCAACGGGCACCATTTTGATTGATGGGGGTGCAACGCTGTCGTTTCAGCCTGGCGATTCGGCCATCATTGTCTCGGACGGCGCGAACTACTACACGATCGGTTTTGGCCAGTCGGCCACGTTTGCGTTTGACTACACCTCAATCAACGTTGCAGGCTCTGGAAACTACACGCTGACCGGCACCGAGCTGAATCGGATTGCATACTCATTTACTGGTGTGCTGACCGGCAACCGGACAATCATTGTTCCCGCCACCGTGCAGCAATATTGGGTGACCAACGCCACGACGGGTGCGTACAACTTCACCATCAAAACCTCGGCAGGATCTGGCGTTTTGGTGGCCTCCGGCTCTCGATCAATTCTGTACTGCGATGGCACCAACGTGGTCAACGCAGACACGGGTGGCTTGGCTGTGCCCATTCAAGTCTCCGACGGCGGTACCGGCGCAACAACGGCAGGTGCGGCTCGTATTAACCTTGGTGCAACCGCTGTGGGCGATGCGGTGTTTACGGCGGCTGACGGAAACGCGGCCTACGCTGCCTTGGGCGTTGCGCCTTCGGGTGTTGTGGTGGGCGGGACCTTCTGATGCCAACGCAAATCCTGCGCTCTCAGCCTGGCATCAAACGCGACGGCACAAAGTTCGACGGTGATTTTTACACCGACGGGCAGTGGGTTCGTTTCCAACGTGGCCTGCCTCGCAAGATTGGCGGGTACCGCTCAATCTCCAAGTACCTCACGGAGATTTCACGCGGCTTCATGAGCTTTACGCAACAACTGTTGCAATATTGCCACAGTGGAGGCCCGAGCACGCTTGAGCGTTTCACCATCGATGCCAGTAAAAACGCCAGCCTGATCACCAACCGCACACCGGTGGCTGTGGCTGCGACGGGAACGGTGACGCTCACGGGCGGGGCAGCGGGCTCCGTTAACGGCATCACGGTCAACGGCGTGCAGATCATGTCCGGAGCGGTGTCCTTCACCACGGACTTGGCAACCACGGCAACGGCTGTGGCGACAAACATTAACCTGCATGTGTCGGTACCAAACTACACCGCCGTGGCCGTTGGCCCTCTGATCACCATCACTGCTGTGACGGCTGGCGTGGCCACAAACGGGTATGCGGTCGTGGCGACGGCTACCACCATCACGGTCACCGACACCGACATGGTGGGCGGCTCTGATGCGCTTACAGCCTCGGACGCCAACAAGTGGATGTTCCAAGCGGTCTTTGATTCATCGACACAGTACAACGCGCTTCTTGCTCACGTCTCGCCCAATGGACGCTGCTTGTGCAACGACGTGGGCGGACAGATTTTCTACGGCGACTTGCTTGGCACTGCGCCTTTGAATAGCGTCCAACTTCCCGCCGGCGCCAACGCAACGGGCGGGATTGTGGCCCTGCACCCCTACCTCTTTTACTACGGCACCGCTGGCATCATTGGCTGGTCTGTGGCTGGGGAGCCAACCGATCTGACGGGCTCAGGCTCTGGTATTGCCCGCGTGTGGAGCCAAAAGATCGTCAAAGGCATGCCGCTGCGTGCCGGCGCTGGCTCGGCCCCTGCGGGCCTGTTCTGGGCCTACGACGCGGTTATTCGTGCCACGTTTAGCGGCGGCGCCACCGTTTTTCAGTTCGACACAATCGCCACCGATACATCAATCATGTCTGCCGACTCCGTGGTGGACTACGACGGCGTTTTCTTTTGGGCCGGCGTGGACCGGTTCTTCATGTTCAACGGCGTGGTGCGCGATGTGCCCAACCAGATGAACATCAACTATTTCCTTGAAGGCTTGAACCCCCAGCAGCACAGCAAGGTGTTTGCTTGGAAGGTTCCGCGCTTTGGTGAGATTTGGTGGGCGTACCCCAAAGGCGATGCAACTGAGTGCACGCATGCCGTGATCTACAACGTGCGCGAGAACACTTGGTACGACACCGCGCTGCCAACCTCTGGTCGATCAGCGGGCGGATACAACAACGCCTTCATGGCCCCGATCTTGGTGGACGCGGTACCAACCGCCAGCGGCTACCGCACTTGGGTGCATGAGCAGGGCGTCGACGAGATCGACGGCACGCTTGCCGCGCCCATTCAGTCGTACTTTGAAACGGCCGACCTGTCCTCAGTTGCTCAAGGCCAAGATGGGTACCTGCGTATCAGCACGATTGAGCCCGACTTTGTGCAAAACGGCCCCATGACCGTGCAAATTACCGGACGAGCGAACGCGCGCGCGCCTGAGGTGTACAGCTCAATTTTTACGTTCCCAGAGCAGGCCGACCAACCGTTCGAGCAAATCGTCATGCTCAAAGAGCAGCGCCGCGAGTTGCGTGCCCGCTTTGAATCCAACGCTTTGTACGGCGACTACCAGATGGGCCAGATCATTGCGCACATTGAGTCTGGCGACAGGACGGTGCTGGGATGATGATCACGATGCCGACCGGAATGGAGCTGCTCGACTGGGCATCTCAGGTCATCATTGATCTCGATTCCTACGGCTCCTTTGGTCGCTTGGACAACCCAAATGACTGGCAGGACTGGGGCATGCAGTTTTTGAATAACACCACGATCGGTCGAAACTTGCCGATTCCCTACGGATTTACAGACTGGAAAGATTGGGCCGAAAGGCTTGTTGGAGCACTATCATGAATCAAAATATTTTGAACGGCATTCAAGGCAAACCAGAGGTCATGCAAGCCGTCAGCATGGCCGCTCAGGAAATGCTCAACGACCCAGACATTGATCGCAAATCGGTTGAGCAGATGATTCGGATGCTCGAGTTTGTGATGCAAAACCCAGACTCGTACAACGAGTTCCGCCAGACCGCCATTCAGGGCGGCATGCTTGATCCAGAGGACCTGCCGGAGCAGTTCAGCTCTGAAATGCTGACTGTGGTTCTTTTGGCGCTTAAAGTGGTGCAGCAGCAAATGGCCGATGGCGGCCCAGGCTTTGCCCGTGGCGGTCTTAACAGAATTGCGCAGATGGGCCGCCGAGGCGATTCGGAGCTGGCGCACATCAACCCGTTTGAGCGACGCTTGCTTGAGTCTTACGGCGGGTCGGGCACCATCAACCCAAAAACCGGTTTGCGTGAGTTCGGGTGGTTTAAAAAAGCATTTAAGGCGATCGCTCCTGCCTTGCCGATTATTTTGGCAATTGCAGCCCCTGGTGTTGGGATTGGTCTTGGCTCTGCTTTGTCCGGTGGTGCCTTGGCCGGTAATGCGGCCGGCATGCTGGGCAGCGCCGCGATCGGCGGCCTAAGCTCTGCTGCATCCGGTGGTGACGCGCTGCAGGGGGCAATTGGTGGCGCTCTTGGCGCAGGCGGGGCGTCTGCACTTGGCGAAGGCGTCAGCAATGCGCTTGGCGCCAACTTGGGGAGCACAGCGCAAAACGTGCTGGGCAGCTCACTTGCAGGCGCAGCGCAAGGCTCTTTGAGTGGGCAGGGTTTATCTTCTGGCGCGTTGCAGGGCGCTCTTGGGGGCTACACGGGCAGCACGCTCGCAGACGCAGCCAGCGGCGTGGATGGCGCACTGGGGGCGGGTCTGAAAACAGCAGGCATGCAAACAGGCAACGCGCTCACCATGGGGGCCGACCCTCAGCAAGCGCTGACACAGGGCGCGTTGTCTGGATTGGCGGCCGGTTTAAGCTACGACAAGCCATCCGACCTAGCAATAAAAAGCATCGGCGAAGATCAAATGATGCAAACGCCGGACGGCATGGGCAAAATGCGCAGCGAGTTTGAGCCTGGTGACATGGCTTTGAATCCAGAAACTGGCGAAAGCTACATGCCTGCCGGTCAGTCGCCGCTTGCAAAAATTGCATCCACCACGCAAGGCGATGGCGGAGCCGCCAACAAGGGATTCAGCCTTGGAAACGCTGCATCGATGCTGCCTTTGCTCAGTTTGTTTGGCAGCGCACAGACGCCGGAAGAGGTGCAGCAGGTTGTCTCAAAGATGACGCCCGAGCAGCAGGAGTATTTCAACCGCCCGATGCGCACGTGGAACTGGGACACGCTCAGCGCGGCCGCAAAAATGCAAAACCTACCTGTTGGCAGCTACATTGCCCGCAATTGGGACAAGGTCGGCGGCGGTTCATTTGATAACCCAGAGCCCATCCAAACGCTTGCTCGCGGCGGCGCTTTGTCGCGACTGGCCTCTGGCGGCGGATCTGGCCGCGATGACACCATTCCCGCTCGACTGTCAGACGGTGAGTACGTGATGGACGCCGAAACCGTTTCCATGCTCGGGGACGGCTCCACAAAAGACGGGGCTCGCCGTTTGGATGAGATGCGGGCTAAAATCAGACAACACAAAGGCAAATCGATGGCCCGGGGCAAGTTCAGCGCGAACGCCAAATCGCCGTTGGCATATTTGAAAGGCGCCTAACATGGCCGACGCAACAAAGAGCCTATTTCAGGGCGAACCCCAAAAAGCGACGTCTTACGTCACCAGCACCACCGAGACGCCGAAGTGGCTGCAGGATGCGATTTACAACCAAATCTACCAGTCCACCAACGTGGCCGAAACGCCGTTCACGCCTTATAACGGAACGCTGGTGGCCGGTGCAACTCCACAGCAAAAGCAGGCATACGACGCTGTCAGCGCCAACCAAGGCGCATGGAAACCTGCCTTTGAGCAAGCTCAGACGGGGCTTCAAACTTTGAGCGGAGCGCCTGGCGGCGCTGCTGCGGCTCAGCCGTTTATTCAACAAGCGGTTGGCACCAGTGGCGTTGGCGCTGCACAGCCCTACCTGACGCAACAAGCGGCCGCACTGGGTGGTGTTGACACCGGTGCAGGCGCGCGCACGCTGTCGCCCTATGTGCAGCAGAGCTTGGGCACGTCGGGAATGACGGCGGCTCAGCCATACCTGCAGGCGGCGGGGGAAACCAGCGCGGGAGACATTCAAGATTTTATGAACCCGTACACGCAAAACGTGACGGATCAAATCGCCAAACTGGGCGCTCGCAACCTTTCTGAAAACTTACTTCCTGCCGTGTCCGATTCGTTTGTGCGAGCTGGCCAATTTGGTGGCACGCGCATGGGCGAGTTTGGCAGCCGAGCCTTGCGCGACACGCAGGAGTCGGTTCTTGCGCAGCAGGGGCAGGCTTTGCAGACAGGGTACGGCCAAGCATTAAGCGCCGCCCAGCAAGAGGCTCAGCGCCAGGCTGGTTTGGCCTCAACGGCGGGCGGTTTAACGCAGGCTCAGCAGCAGGCAATTTTGGCCGGTGGGCAGGCTCTTAGCTCCGCAGAGCAGCAGGCGGCTCAGCAGGAAATGGCTCGCGCTCAGGCGCTCGGTACCGTTGGCACGCAACTTGGAAGCCTGACCCAGCAGCAGCAGCAGGCGCTGCTTAGCGCGGGGTCGCAGACTGGCCAGTTAACCGGTGCAGATTTGCAGCGCCAACAGTCGGTGTTGCAGCAAATTGCGTCGCAGGCTCAGCAGGGCCAGCAAATGCAAACGCAAGACGTCGCAGCACTGGAGGCCGCAGGCATGTCGCAGCAGCAGCTTGCCCAGCGTCAAGCCGACTCGGCGTATCAGCAGTACTTGCTCGAGCAGCAGTACCCCAAGTCGCAGCTCGACTGGTTGTCCACTCAGGTGCGCGGCATGGCTCCCAACGTGCAAACTAGCACGGGAACATCAACGCAAACCACTGGTCAAACCTACTCGGCATCGCCGCTGCAGCAGTTGGCCACAGGCTTGTCCGCATCTGCCGGTTTGAGTAATCTGCTTAGCGGTCGCGGTTAATTTTTGGAGGCAAAAATGCCATCGATTTACGATTTAGCTTCAAGCTACGAAATGGGCGAGCAGGGCACTCAAATGCCAAGCTCCGGCCAATTTGCCGCTCAGCCTGCACCCGCTGCACCGGCTCCCATGGCCATGCCAACGCAAGCTCCAGCTCAGGGCAATCAGCAGTTGCTGTCGATGCTGAGTCGGTATTTCCCGCAAGGCGATGAATACGGGCCAGAGCTCAAAACAGCTCGCGCCACGATGACCCGCGAGTCCGAGGCTTTCAATAAGCTCCTGCAAGACGCCATCAAGCAGCCCCAAGAGGCTGGCCCCAGCAAGGCCGAGATGTATTTCCGTTTGGCCGCTGCGTTTGGTGCGCCAACCAAGACCGGCAACTTCATGGAGTCGGTGGGCAAGGCTGGAGAGGCCGCCGCCGTTATGAACAAGGAGCAGCGCGAGTCTTTGATGGCTGAGCGCAACCGCCAGTTGCAGCTTGGCCTTGAGGCTCAAAAGCTGCGCATGACCGGCGCAAAAGAGGACGTGAACACGCTGCGCGCCTTGGCCGCCGAGGGCATGAAAGACAAGCGCACGATTGCCACGGAGCTGATCAAGGACTACGTGAAGTCCGGCCAGCCCGAGTCCAGCGCTGGCAAGCAGGCCAAAGACGAGGGCCTGCAGCCTGGCACGCCAGAGTTTCAAAAACGTGTGGGACAAATTGCTGAGGCAAATATTGAAAAGCAAATGGCGCAAGTAAACGCCACGCTGGCGGGGATGTCTGCGCAACAAGCAAACATGGCGCTGGCTCAGCAGAAGTTTGATTTAACTAAAGATCAGGCCACCAAGCTGACAGCGCCTGAGTTAAAAATCAAGTCTGAGACAGAAGACTCGCTCAACAGCATCAAGGGGTCCATGGGTATCCTTAAGCGAGCCTTCGACCTTAACAAAAACAGCATGGGCGGTTCTTTGGTGGACAAAGGCACTCGCTTGGCACTGGAGGCCGCAGGCTCCAAGGACCCTGTGCTGGTCAACACGCAAGAGCTGGAAAACCTGCTCACGGACCAGATGATCAGCTCGGCGTCTGAAAAGATGAAGGGCGTGTTGTCCGACTCGGACATTAAGCTGTTGTCGATGGTCTCTGGCGCAAAGGTTAAGAACCAAGACGAACGCAAACGCATCATGATCAACGCCTACGGTGCTTTGCAGCGAGGCTTTGAGAAGCAGCAAAAGCGCCTTAACGAGGTCAATCGCGGTTTGTACCGTGACACCAGCTCAACAGGAGGGCTTGAGTAATGGCTGACGGCACCACCAACGCAACCCGCGCATTTCTGGGGCAAGGTCTTGGCATGGGCTGGGGAGATGAGGGCGAGGCTTGGCTTCGCTCCAAGATCGAGGGCAAACCCTATGATCAAGCTCTGCAGCAGATTCGCCAAGAGTACGCCCAGTACTCGCGCGATAACCCAGGCACAGCCATGGCCGCCGAGTTTGCAGGCGGCATGGCTCCGGCCGTCGGAATGATGCTTGTGCCTGGTGCTCAGCCTGCCGCTGTTGCCCAGGCGCAGCGCTCCACCGTTGGTGCTCTTGGCCGTTTGGCCGCGTTAGGCGGCGCCACAGGTGCGGTGTCCGGCGCTGGTGCGGCCACAGAGGGCGAGCGGGGCACAGGAGCCTTTGTTGGCGGCACGCTGGGCGCAGGGCTTGGCTTGGGCGTTCCGGTGGCGCTTAGAGGCGCCAAGGGGGCTGGTCAATGGTTGCGCGATCGACTGTTTCCAAGCGAGGCGTCTATTGCATCAAGGGCGGGTGAGAAATTCACGTCCGCCATGAAAGAGTCAAACCTTACGCCGCAGCAAATTGAGCAGATGATGGCCAAGGACCGCGCCATGGGCGTGCCAAGCGTGGTCGCCAACACAGATGCTGCCATTACCGACTTGGCGGAGGCTGTGGCTCAGCGCACAGGCAGGGGCACGCGTAAGGTTGAAAAAACACTGACCCAGCAAAAAACTGGCGCACGCGAACGCACATACCAGCAAGTGGCCAAAGGCTTGAAGCCTGGCAATTACTACGACGACGAGGCACGGATGGTGCAAGACCTGCGCAACAAGGCGAGCACCATGTACGACGAGGCTTATGCTTGGGGCGATGTGGATGACCCAAAAATCCTACAGATCATGCAAACACCAGAGGTTCAGGGCGCATTTGAAACCGCTCGAAGCATTGCAAATGCGCAAGCGTCTTTGGCAAAAATTCGTGGCGAAGACCCGTCAAAGTTTGCTATGCCTGAGATTTACAAACCCACTGGAAAATTCACAGACAGTGGGTCGGAAATATTGGAGCTGACCACGCTGCCTGATGTGCGAACACTGGACTTCATGAAAAGAGGTTTAGATGCTCAAATAAAAGCGGGCTACAAAAGCGATAACGCCGCTGTTTTGGCAAATATTTCAACGATCAAAGAAATCAGAAATGATTTGCGCGACAGATTAAAAGATCTTGTACCGCCGTACAAAAAAGCGTTGTCTGAATACAGCGGCGACATGGAGGTGATCGACGCCATGCGCGCAGGCCTGTCTGATTTTGGCAAGCTCGACAGCGAGCAGGTGGTCAAGATGGTGGCCGGCATGAGTAAGGCTGAAAAGGAGGCTTTCCGCACCGGTGTGGCCCGCAATATTTACGGCAAGGTCATGGACCCTTCGTCCAACTTCAACGCTGCCAGCCGCATCATCAACTCGCCAGAGACAACTGCCAAGCTCCAGCCTTTGTTTGATGACCCATCTCACTTTCGCTTGTTTCAAGCCGCTCTGGAGCGTGAGTCTCAAATGTTCCAGCAAGCCAACAAGATTTTGGGCGGATCGCAAACAGCCAAACGCAGCGCCATGCGCGAGGCATTGGATGAGGGCCCGGGTGTTGGCGAGGCGGTTGCAAACGCCGTCACTGGCGGTTTCTGGCCATCGCTTACCAGCATGGCCGCAAGGGCTGCAAAAAGCGCCACGATCACGCCGCAAGTTGCTGACAAGCTGGCCGACATGCTGATGGCCAAGAACCCAGCGGAGGTGGCTTCCGTGGTCAAGTTCTTGGAGCAGCACGCAGCAGGTCAAGTGCCAAAAGCGGTGCGCGCAACGGCCGGTGAGGCTGGAGCCGTGATGGGCGCAACGTCCTCAATATTTAATCCACCAGCCGTCGAAGCCGACACCTCTGGCGGTATCGAGGACGCGATGCCGGCCACACCTCAGGCGCCCGAGGGTGAAAGCGAGCTGGAGAAAGAGTGGCGAAAAATGCAAGCGCCACAAGGAAACCCACCCGCGTCGCTTGAATGAATGTCTCCTGCTCGCTTTGTGAGCTTCCCGCCCCGCCCTAACCCAGCGGGGTTTTTTATTGGTCGAACGCCACCTTGTTGCGCGTGTCCAAGATGATGCGCAGGTGCTCAGCGGCTGCCGCTTGGCCGTCCAGCTCGGCGCGTTTGATGGCGTCGGTTAACTCCTGCACCGATCGCGTCCAGTGCAGGCCTGGGCCAAGAATGGCGTGGATGTAGGCCCAAGGCATGTTATTTTTTCTTCTTGGTTGTGTTGGCAGTGCCCGCCTTGCTGTACGTGTGGTACTCGCGGGGTTTGAGTTCTTTGGCAATCTCTGCCACGGTCATCTTGGCGCCGCGTCTGAGGGACAGCATAGATTCGCGGGTTTTGGGGAACGCCGCGATATCTTGAAAGTTTTGGTTGAGCTCCGTTTCGCGCTGCGCCTTTGAGATGCCCGTTAACTGCCCGTGCGATGGTTTTGTCTTGCGAATCTTGGTTACGGTCTTGGATAGCGTTGCGCCTGCTTGCAACTGGCGGTTGTCTGTCTTTACTGCCGTGAGGAATTGAGGCATGTGCGTCTTCACGAAGTCGGGGTGGAACGCATTGATGATGGTCATGTTCTCTCCCTCAATTGTTTTTCCAATGACACGATCTGCACATTCAGGCGTGCAACCAATGGGTCAACTTCCTCACGAATTGAATCTCGTCCAAGCTCGTAAGCGTTCTCCATCGCTGTGATCGTGTTCTCGTTTACTCCTACGCTGCGCAGGAGGGTTGTCATCTCAGTTTTTGTCATTGGTTTTTCTCCTCCGCAAAGTTCTTTGCTTTGAGTTTGGCTTCGATGGCTCTGGTGATACTTTCTCCAGTTCTTTTTTGGTCAGACCAAATATCGTTCATTTCCTCATCCGTCAGCCCCCGCCACGTAGTGGCATCAACCCATGTGCGTTGTTCCAATCTGTGAGCCTCCAAAGCCTTCCACCAGCCAAACGCAAATGCTGTCTTCTCGGCATCGGTCTGGCACTCAGGTGGTGGCAACGGTTTTGTAAACACGCCCTTGCTGTAGTCTAGATATGGGTTGCTCATGTCTTACTCCTTTATCCCGTGGGCGGCTTCTGCATATCTAACACCTGCTGCAAACCACGCAACTTGTTGAGTTTGATGTGGCGCTTTACAAAATGTGTCCGCAATCTGCTCATCCGTCAGCGGCTTGCGTTGTTGCCGTCCCGTAGGGACATATGGTGTGGTGTAGAGAGGAATCGAATAACGAGTTTCATAATCAGGATAGTTGTGCCTATCGCTGGCAGTCGTCACCCTTTGACCATCTTGACGCACCCACGCCACAGGCTCACCCTGCTCTTTGCACTTGTCACAGTCGTGGTTTGCACAGCCGATCTTTGGCATGTCTTGCTCTTGCTTGGCTAGTGCTTCACGTAGTCTGGCAATTGCAAAACGCGCATCTTGCATTGCAAAGTGGTCGTGTTTGATTGCCCAATACCTATTTTCATTTTGAGCGACTAATTCTTTCAGCGCATCAAGCGCCAGATTCATTGCTTCTTTCATTTCTCAACTCCAAAATTAAACGCAATCAGTTGACAGAACAAACGGTACTGTTCTAAATGTTCTTGATTGTCTTTGTGGGTGTCTTCAATTGATTTTGAAAACTCAGCAACTGTCCCGCTGAAGCAACCGCACACAACACGTACGCCGATAACACTATCTTTAAAAGCTGTTGTAAATCTGCCAGACGACTTGGCCGGCCCAATAAGTAGCCAATCGTTTCTTGATAACACCTGAGCATTATCGGACACCTGAGCATTACCGGACACCTGAGCATTACC